TGATTGTCGAGACCAAAGAGAGGGTAACAGTTGGATTATCAACTTCTTAATGAAATGTAACGTCAAACAAACGCTGGTTGACGGGCAATCTGGAGTACAGACGTTCTTAAAAGATTGTAAAGAACAGAAGTTGAAAGGTGTCAAAGAGGCGGTCACTAAAGAAGTTGTGCAGGCATCATCAGATTTCGAGACCGCAATCACCAATAAAACGATATGCCATAGCGGACAACCTGCATTGAGGCAGAGTGTTACGAACTGTCAGCATAGGGCAATCGGTAAAAATGGCGGTTACGGCTATAAAACTCTTGATGACGATATAGAGGTCGCTCTGATAGAGGCAACAGTTTTGGCAACTCACCTCTGCAATAACTACAAAGAAGTTAAAAAGCAGAGCGTCAGTTACTAATAGATTACGTTTACCGAACGGAAAATCGGGAGAAAGGAAAAAACAATGGCAGATTTAGGAGAGAACACATTCAAGCCTATCGAAACTCAAGAAGAACTTAACAACATCATCAAAGACAGGCTTAAGAGAGAGCGTGAGAGCACAGAAAAGCGTTTTGAGGGTTATATCTCACCCGAAGAACACGCCAAGGCCCTTGCGGAATCCAACAAGGCTTTCGATGACTACAAAAAGGCTCACGAGGGAGACGAGGCACTTATCAAAGACCTTACGGCAAAGAACAAATCATACGAGACTGCATCGTTAAAAAGCAGGATTGCTCACGAGGTCGGACTTTCCTATGAATGGATTGGTCGCATAAGCGGTGAAGACGAAAAGTCTATCAGAGCGGATGCGGAATCCTTGAAAAAGTTGGTCGGAACGGGACAGACAGTAGTCCTGCCGACTAAAAACCCAGAGGCTAATGAGAATACCGCAGACAGTAACTACAAGCAGATTCTCAATAGTATACAAAAATCTTAAATGCAAAGGAGAAAAACAAAATGGCATTTACATCAGCTAATTTCCCTGCCGAAATGGTAAAGGAAGTATTCGTAGGAGCAAAGGGACACTCCGCAATCGCTAATCTCTGCGGTATGACACCTATCGCTTTCAGTGGAACAGACGTTATGGTCTTCTCTTTCGACGGAGAGGCTAATCTTGTTGGTGAGGGTGAAGCAAAGGCAGCTCACACAAACGGCAAGGACATCGTTAAGATCGTACCTCGTAAGATCGAGTATGGTGCTCGTGTTTCTGACGAGTTCATTCGTTGCTCTGACGAGAAGAAGATCGAATACCTCAAGGCATTCAACGAGGGTTTTGAAAAGAAACTCGCTCGTGGTCTTGACATTATGGCTATGCACGGAGTTAACCCGAAGACAGGCGTTATCGCTACAACTCTCATCGGTGACAACTCTTTCGACACAAACGATGATGTTACTTCCGTAACATACAACCCCGCAGACCCCGAGGGCAACATCGCAACTGCAGTATCTGCTATCGGTGACTACGATATGAACGGCGTTGCTATGTCAAAGGCTTTCGCAGCTGCTCTCGCATCTCTCAAGGTCAATGGCGTTGCACAGTATCCCGAACTCGGTTGGGGTGCAAAGGCTACATCTATCAAGGGCGTACCTGTTGACATCAACTCAACAGTATCTTTCGTTGATGGCGAGTATGCTTATGCAGGCGATTTCGCTAACGCTTTCAAGTGGGGTTATGCCGACAAGATCAATTTCGAGGTAATCGAATACGGCAACCCTGATAACTCCGAGGCAGGCGACCTCAAGGGACACAATCAGGTATATCTCCGTGCAGAGGCTTGGCTTGGTTGGGCAATCCTTGACGGTAAGGCATTCGCAAGAATCGAAACTGCATCTTCCGGTTCTTGATATGAAGTACCGCAACGTGAAGACGGGAGCGGTCATTGACGTGCCGTCCAAGATTAGCGGTAAGAATTGGGAACTTTTAGACGGGGGCAAGGTTGAAAAACCTGCTCCCGTTGTTTCCGATGCACCCGTCGAGGAAGAAGTCAAACCCGTCAAGAAGACGAGAAAGACCGCAAAGAAAACAACAAAGTAAGAGGGCAAGAAAATGTCAGATTATGCAACAGTAAACGACATCAATCAGTTAAAGCGACCCTTGACATTTGACGAGCAGAACAGAGCAAAGAGGTTGATACCTATCGTCTGTTCTCTTATCCGATACGAGTCAGTAAAGACGGGCAGAAACTACGAGGATATGATACTCAAATCCGAGTTAGTCCCTATCGTTGACATTCTGAACGGCAACGGAGAAGAAACGGAATACACGCTTTCGTACATTCCGCAGGGTACAGTCGCAATCACTGTCAATGGTGTTTACCTTGCAGACGGCTATACCATATCGGAAAAGGCTCTCACGTTCGATTCTGCACCCACGGGCGAGATATTAGTAATGTATGACTATCGAGCACTTGCAGAGGTCGTAAAGGGCGTTGTGTGTGACGTGGTTATGAGGGAGTTAAATACCCCGAGTAATCAGTTACCCGCAACAACGTACTCGGAATCCGCAGGAAACGTATCACAGTCTTACACATTGCCTAACGCAAGCGGTGCGATCAAGTTGTGGAAGTCAGACCTTAAGGCTCTCGGTCTCTTAAGACAGAAGATAGACACAATCGACCTTATGCCACCTAAAAGGGGGTGTTGATATGTTGCCGTCATTCTGTAAAGACGTAGTGACAAGGTTAAGACCAAAGACAACTGAATCGAGAGGCAAGACAGTCCCTGATTGGAGCGTCTCACCTGATTATGAAGAAATAGACGGGTGCTCAATGCAACCTGCGAGCACGTCACTGTCAACAGACGGGCGTGTGCTTGGCATATCTGACCTCTGGACACTCTATTGTCCGTCCGATGCCGATATTATGGCAGGGGACAGGATAGAGTATAACGGCCTGATATACGAGATAGACGGAGACGTGAGAGTACAACCTACTGCATGCAGGTTAGACCACATCACAGTTAATTTGAGGCGTTACAATGGCTAAATCAGGATTGACAAAGATCGAATTTTCCAATGAGGGTATGCGAGCGTTGTTTCAATGTGACGGCACAAAGCAGGTCATTGAGCAGAACACGGAACGCATAACCGCAGAGGCAAACGGAAACGGCAACTGCGACGGATTTGTCGGCCAGACAGTTATGGGCCGTATCGGTCGTTATGTCGGTCTTGTCAGAGCAACCGATAAACAGTCGATGAAAGCTGCAAGCGAAGAAAAAGCACTTGAAAGGGCGTTACATCAATGAACATCTTAATACCTATCGACATTGAGGACGAAGTAAGAAAGGCGTTATCCCCTTACTTTGCTAATGTCGTTGCAGGCGATTTACC